TCCCAAAGGCCGCTTTCTTAAAAGCCCGTAATCATCCAAATTCATGAAGGGAGGAATTCTTTACTCCAGAACTCCCAACCGGCTGCTGCATTGTCCTCAATGCTACAGCTACCAAAGTTTTACTTACAAAACGATAAAATCACTCCTTCTGAGGGAGCCTCACTACGTGAGGTACCATAGTTGTCTACGTCTACAACTATCAAAAGCGCCCATATTTCATCTTAAGAGGTAACGTTTGAAACGTATTTTATAAGAACCTTATTGTTGTTTACTCTCGACTAAACAATTTCTAAAAGTCGCACCTATCATCTATCCGAGGTAGCAGTTGTGAGCTGCATTTTCAAGAACCTCTTCTCCACCATTTAAACTGACTGAATTACTATGTTTCCTGTAACATCCCCTGTACTTGTCGAAAAGGTTGCTACAACTCTGACTGCCACTGTATCTGTTCCATTTGAAGATATGTAACCAGCTTCTGTTAATGAAGCAACTGTAAGTTGCCCTGAAACAAAAGTCAATTGTGGGTTCGCTGTTGTTAGTAGCGACACTCCATTCTTCTGGATGTTCATCGATACTTGCGTTGCTAAACCCCCAAACGTGAATTTAGTGCTCGCAGTGATTAAGTAATTCCCTGCTGGTAATGTTATAAATCCAGCTGCGTTTACTGTACCTATCCCATTTGCCATTTCAGTTCCGTTCGCAACTATTGCTCCTAATGTACTTGTGAGTGACGTACTAGCTGTGCGATACGAACTCACATTGTAATTCCTGGGAGCTACCGTTGTAGCTTCTAAAACAGGATTGACAAATGACACGGAATACTTCACCCGTAATTCCCCTATTTCCGATGTGTTCTGATTACCTTGCGTTGCAAGGTTAAAATTGCCAGCATCAAAGGTCTTGATGTCTGCGTTTCCTGGCAATCCTGCTGATCTCACATACAACATCGGGGTTAATGAATGAAGTTGATTTGCGCGTAGAGGTAGTGAAATGTTTTCGCACGGCATTCCGTCTACACGGGGATCTGAGTCCTCAATTTGTTGTTTCGTTGATGGGGGTGGATCATTTGCATCAAAATCAACATTCATCATAACTTTTCCTGTGGTACCATTTGTTGCGAACTCACTTACAACTCTTTTGTAATAGAATTGCAAGTAGTTGAAATGGTACTTTTCCCACTGCTTGGCTTGCTGTGATAACCAAGGGAATGTTGTTGCATTTCCTGGATTTATAGCATAGCTTGTCACTGCAAAAGCTACTGATCCTACGACCGGTGCTATAAACTCATCCTCTACTACAGTGCATGTCTTTCGTGAACGCATGCCTGTGTTTGACGGGCCTTGAGCTGCCAAGGTTTTGTTTTTTCGAGTCCGGGGTTTTC